TTAAAAATGAATATCCTCCGATAAAAGGATTTATTGATTTAATTATTTCTTGGGAAGATCATCGTGTTGTAGGAGAAATTAAAACTGCTAAACAAGAAGTGTGGGACACTAGGCAAGCAGAAATGTCTCCCTCTACAAATCACATGCTACAGCTATTAACTTACATGAAATTAAAAGAAATAGACGAAGGCTTCTTTCTTTATGAAAATAAAAATACTCAAGAAATTTTATTAATACCCATACAAATGACTGAAAAAAATAAATCAATTATTAATGATTTGTTTGAATGGCTCGTACAAGTTTGGGACAATTACCAAGGCGGAAGTCTACCAGTAAGACCTTTTGAAAAAACAAATTATGCATGCAAAGGATGCCCGATCAAAAAAGAATGTTGGTCTGGGTTATATGGAGAAATTGAAATTGAACCGTACAGGGTGCCAAAATTATGATATGCTCCAATAAAGAATGCGCTAAAGAATTTGATTCTAAAACTCATAATCAAAAATATTGTTGCGATGAATGTTGTAGGATTGCAACAAATAGAAGAATTATGGAAAAGTATTACGAAAAAAAGGCAATTAAAAATGGAGCAAAAAGAGAATGCAAATTTTGCAAAATCAATTTAAGCAGATATAATCAATCAAACATATGCTCTAAATGCACAAAAAATTTTGAAATAAAAGCCAAAAACACAGTAATGGAAATATTTAATGAACTTGGCTAGTCTAGTTAAAACAAGGGCAAATAAAGTTCTTGGAATAGATGCATCTACCAACTCTGTTGCATTTTGTTTATTTGAAAACAATAGTCCAATAAAATGGGGTAAGATCAATATAGCTGGAAACGATATATATGAAAAAATATATGATGCAAAGATTAAAGTTAACGCAATGCTTGATGAATTAAAATCAGACTACATTGCGATAGAAGGAGCAGTACTTGTCAGATCTGCTGATGCTGTGATAAAATTATCTTATGTTTATGGAGTTGTTATTGCAGAGTTAATTTCCAGTGGAGCTAAGGTTATTACAGTAGCACCATCATCTTGGCAGTCTCACATAGGTAATAATAACCCCACTAAAGCTGAAAAGAATAAATTAAAAATAGATAATCCTGGATATGCAGAGTCTTGGTATAAATCTAAAATGCGTGAGATTAGAAAGCAAAGAACTGCAGATTACTTCAATAAGAAGTATAAGCTTAATATTTCTGATTTTGATGTTGCAGATTCTTTTGGGATAGCTTATTATGCAAACGAGGTATTAACAAAAAGATGAAGCTTTATAAGAATAAAGATTGGCTTTATAGAAGATATGTAGTACAAAAGAAAAAATTGCAGGAAATAGCGGATGAGTGTGGAGTTTCTGTTATGACAATAAGTAGACAACTACAAACATTTGGAATAAGTAAGAAGGTTTGATATGGATATAAATAATTTTGATTATGATAAACTATTAATGCTTGCACTTTCAGCGCCTGCAGGAAAGCAGATATTAGAAAACTGCATGCAAATAGCAACTATGTTGGTAGAAAAAAATATATCTTATGGAAACTCTGCCCTAAACCCAATAAAAATATTTTCAAAAATTAATAGTGCTGAGCAGATACAAATAAGAATAGACGATAAATTAAATAGAATAAAAAATGGTCAAAATTTTCCAGGAGATAATGATTTAGATGATCTTATTGGCTATTTGGTTTTATTAAAAATAGCAAAGTCTATTTGATTTTTTAGTCAACTAGAAGTATAATATATTTATATGGAAATTGAATTAGCTGATCATTTTGATCGAATGAATAGGGTTGTTGAGGAATTATTAAAGGGGAATAACCCCACTCAAATTGCCAGCCTAACAGGTTTTAAAAGGGCAGATGTTGTAGAGTATATAGAACAATGGAAAGAGGTCGTCAGAAACGATTCTACGGCTCGTGAGAGGGCAAAAGAAGCCGTATCTGGAGCAGACCAGCACTATGCCATGCTTATTAAAGAAGCCTGGAAGACCGTAGAAGATGCCGATCAAGCAGGACAATTAAATGTAAAAGCAACATCTTTAAAGCTAATTGCAGATATTGAAAGCAAAAGAATCGGTATGCTTCAAGAAATAGGATTACTCGATAATCAAGAGCTTGCCACTCAGCTTGCTGAAAATGAAAGAAAACAAGATATATTAGTTAAAATTTTAAAAGAAGTTACATCTAACTGTTCAAAATGCAAATTAGAGGTTGCTAAAAGACTTTCTCAAATAACAGGTGTAGTTGAGCCAGTTATAATAGATAGTGGAGTTTCAAATGCATGACATAATTGATTTGACTAATTTTGAAAAAATTGGAAAAAAAATTTATGTTTACAAAAATTTTTTATTAGAGGACGAATTAAAATTTATTAATAACTTAATAGATAAGATTACAGACTGGGTTATAGATCCAAATCGAATTAATACAATGCATGACGGAAATATTTGGGAAGTAGATTTTATTACTCCTAGGATACAAAATCTTTTGCAAAACGGATACTATGCAATGGAAACAAGATCAGTTAACAGAATGCTTCCTGGAATGTTTTGGGAGTCGCATTCTGACGTACACGATTTTGAAGAAATTGAAAAGTTGGCTGAAGAATATGACGATGGCGATGATTATGTAGAAAAAGTTTTGCCAGTTTTTGGCACAATAGTTTATTTTAGATTGCCAAAACAAGGAGGGCATTTATATTACCCTACTCAAAATATACAATATATGCCATCTGCAGGAGATTTGGTTATACATGGATCTGGTCCAGATTGCGAACATGGTGTTGCTCCCATAATAAATGGTGTTAGATATGCAGCGCCAAGCAATATATATAAATATGTAAAGATTAAGAAAAATAAAAATGACATTTAACTTTGACGATCTTATTGATATACTAGATGGAGAAGAATTTGATGAAAGACCTGTCGATTTACGAACATTTGTTACTGACCAAAATTTCCTTGGGCTCCCTCCGCTATCGGAGTACCAGTATACACTCATTGAGAAAAGCAGCCAGATCTATAAAGAGTCAACTTTAATAAAATTATTTGGAGAAGAAGAGGGAAAAAGAAGATATAGGCAAACTTGTAACGAAGTCATAGCTCAACTTGGAAAAGGTAGCGGAAAAGATTATTGTTCTGTTATATCTGTTACCTATATAGTTTATCTTTTGCTTTGCCTTAAAGATCCAGCTACATATTATGGAAAGCCACCAGGTGATTCAATAGATATATTGAACATTGCTATCAACGCACAACAGGCAAACAACGTATTCTTTAAAAGTTTTAAAACTAGAATAGATTCATCCCCTTGGTTTATAGGAAAATATGAAGCAAAAGCTTCAGAAATGAAATTTATTAAAAATATTACTGTTCATTCTGGACATTCAGAACGAGAAGCCTGGGAAGGCTATAACGTTATAGTAGTAGTTCTTGATGAAATATCAGGATTTGCTACTGAAAACACCACTGGTCATGACCAAGCTAAAACGGCAGATGCTATATATGATATGTATAGAGCATCAGTTGATTCTCGTTTTCCAGATTTTGGAAAGGTAATACTATTATCATTTCCTAGATTTAAAAATGATCCAATACAAAAATTTTATGAATCAGTTATAGCAGAAAAAGAAACTATTATTAGATCTAAAAAAATTAAAATGGATGATGATTTACCAGACGCAATAGAATCAAATGAAATACTCGTTGAGTGGGAAGAGGATCATATTGTTTCATACAAAATACCAAAAGTTTTTGCTCTCAAAAGACCCACTTGGGAGATAAACCCAACTAAAAAAATAGAAGATTTTAAGGTAGCATTTTATAAAAATATGCCAGATGCTTTGGGAAGATTTGCATGCATGCCTACTGACGCAGTAGATGCATTTTTTAAATCACGTGAAAAAATAGAAAAAGCATTTAATGATATGTCTTTAGCAGTAGATTCTTTTGGAAGATTAGAGCCTTGGTTTAAACCCGAAGAAGATAAAGAATACTTTATTCATGTAGACTTGGCACAAAAACATGATCATTGTGCAGTAGCCTTAGCACATGTTGATAAATGGGTAAGCGTAAAAGTTACCGATACATATTCACAACCAGCTCCTATTGTAAAAGTGGATGCGGTAATGTATTGGACTCCCACAGCTGATAAGTCTGTTGATTTTACTGAAGTAAAAGACTACATTTTATCTTTAAGAACTGCTGGATTTAATATAAGGCTTTGTACATTTGATAGATGGAATTCGCATGACATGATGCAGCAATTAAAACAATATGGAATTAATACAGAAACATTATCGGTTGCAAAAAAACATTATGACGATATGGCAATGGTTGTACTTGAAGAAAGATTGTCTGGACCGAATATACCATTATTAATTGACGAATTATTACAGCTTAGAATTATGAGAGACAAGGTTGACCACCCAAGAAAAGGTTCAAAAGACTTGTCAGATGCTGTTTGCGGTTCAATATACAATGCCATAACTAGGTCTAGAAAAGAAGACGAAGCAGTAGAAATACACACCTACGACTCAATTCGGTATGAAAAAAAAGAAAATGATACCATAGCAACAAACATGATAAGGGCCCCAAGAATGCCACAAAGAATTGCTGACTATCTATCAGATATGGAAATAGTATGAGTAAATATCAAGAGCTTGCCAAAGAATGTAGATGCTGCAACAAGCATGTACCCCTTCCTATAGTTTTAAAAGAATTTAATGGAATAAAGTTATGCCCAACTACATTTTCAAATGTAATGGAATATCAAAGAGTATGGAACGAACTTGGAACTAGGCCGCCAGGGAATATAAGAAAACATTTTTCAGATTATGTTCAAAAAATAGTAGAGGATGATGAGGGTATAAAAAACATTTTAGTCAAGAATGGACAGATTTAAGATAAAATGATTTTTTCAAATAATGGCGGCAAGTACAATAAATCTGTATTTTCTGTAATAACAGATCATGGATTTCAAATAGATTGGCAAGAGGATCCAGATGATTTTTACAAAAGATGGAAAAAAGTAAAATTATTTCAAAAAAATGCCCCAAGACAAGTATCAAAAAATTTTGGATATTTTGATGATTTTTACAAAAATTTAAATTTTGTGAAAAATAATAGTAAAGATATTTTTGAAGAAGATTCTATCAGTCAACATTTGGTGTTAAGTTCACCATTCTACATATTAAAAGGCTATGATTCATTTTTTAATATAACATTGGGACCAGATAGTTTTAATTCATATCCACAAAATGAAAAAGAATGGCAAAGCGGCACAAGTAATAATAAGATTAATGATAACAAAATTCAAATAAAAAGAATAAAAAATGCAAGACTCGCTAAGTACAG